ATCCTGTGGTACTTTGCCAAGGATCGTGTGGTTTGGATCACGGTAGGGTACGGCCTCGAGCGAGCGCTGACCGACGCTGAGGCTTCGAGGATCTACCTGGAGGTGGTACGCCCAAAGATCGAGGCCGGCAGTGCGCTATCCGCCGTTGACGCGTGGGTACTTATGGAGTCAATGAAGTCATTTGATCCTTGGGATGAGACTGGTCTAGGGCTTGGAGTTATTGCAACTGTTGATGCTCCGACTGTTGAAGGTGGCTTTCAACTTGTCAACATGCAGCTCTCTGTGGTGGTGCCATAATGTCAAACGTCGTAGATATAAAGTTCTACCCAAACTTTAACTTTATGCTCAATGGAGCAGGCGGAATGGTTGACAACGATATGCGTCGTCGAGCGCTTACAGTTCAAGGCGCAGCTCGCAGACAGGTAGGACGTAGCACAGGCGTTCTGCAAAAGTCAATCCACTCAAGGAGAAGTCGTGATTCCTTCGGACCTTATTGGTACGTAGGTTCAACGGTTAGCTACGCATACATGCATCATGAAGGCACCCGCCCTCACGTGATTATGCGCAGCGGGGGAGGCAAACTTAAGTTTGCAACTAAGGGAGGAATAGTGTTTGCTCCTATGGTTAGACACCCAGGAACTAAGGCAAATAGATACCTAAAAGACAGTCTCTATCTCGCTTTAGTTTGATAAAATAATAACGGAGACAACCGTCTCAATGACACAAGAAAGAAAGAAGAATACTGTATGACTACTAATAGATTCAAGGACTTTGGATCGGGTGAAGCTGTTGAAACTAGCCCGTTGTCCTTTAAGCTTCACAATGAGGAATTTCACTGCGTTCCAGCAGTGCAAGGAAAACTCATGCTTCAGCTTGCTGCAAGTGCTGGAGATAACGACCCAGCTAAGGCAGCAGGAATGATTGATGGGTTCTTTGCACAAGTACTACTCGCAGAGAGCTACACTCGCTTCTCAGAGCTTCTTGCTAGCGAAAAAATTGTGCCGGTTGAAACATTGGCAAACATCACGGCGTGGCTTGTAGAGGAATACTCAGGCCGCCCTACGGAGCGGCCAGAAGTCTCCTAGAGTGGGGGATTGACCTCTGGCCCTATGTGAATGGAAGAGCATTAGTGAACGGACTGCAACTCGCAAGCATGCCTGCTACAGACATGTTAGACGTTCTTCACTACTTCCTTGAGGATGATCTGAATTATGGCACCGCAGAGCAAGCCGAAGCTCGTGATGCCGTTCGTTCACAGATATATGAGAGCATGTATGAAACTACCTACAAGTATGGAAAGAAGAATACAGCTAACTCATATGACACGTCTACGATAAAAGATTTTGATGCTCCTGAAGAGAAGATGCCCGAACCGTTCAACCCAGCAATGAAGCCAAAGCGATACGTTGCACCAACAGCAGTTGATGCAGACTCACCGCTTCCGTTTGGTAACGTGCTGGACGCACCATTAGAAAATAACTAGTAAGAACTTAGCTTAAGGAAGGAGGTGAGAACAGAGTGGCAATAGTTGGCGAGGCGTCGATAATTATCCGGCCGATAACGGCTGGGTTTGGCGGTGCCGTCCAGAAAGATCTTGACAGGCTGGGCGGACTTGCTGGCAAGGCTGGTTCCCGTGCTGGAAAACAGTATGGTGGAGCTTTTGGAAAGGCGTTTGGCCCAACTGGCAGGAACATATTTAGCGACGACCAGCTCAAAAAAGCCATGTCTACCGGAAAGGCCTTTGCTAGTCTACAAAGAACTGGAATGACTCTTCAGAGTACATTCTCTGCTCTCGCTGGTGGCCTGGGCGCAGTTGTCACTTCTGTAGTTTCACTAGGTGCATCTGCACTAGCAGCAGCTCCTTCACTCTTAGTGCTAGGCAGCACCCTTGCCTCAGTTGCAATAGGCGCGATAGCTGCTAAACTGGCTTTAGGTGGAGTGGGCGCAGCTCTAGGAAAATATCTTAAGGCGCAGAAGAAAGGCGCCAAGGATACTACAGCTGCAGATGACCGCATTGAAGACGCGTATCGCCGTCGACTAGAGGTTATTGAAAGAAACAAGGAAGCTATTCTTGAGGCTGACGCTGAAATCACAAAAGCAACAAAGGAAGCTGAAGAAGCGCAGCTTGACTACAACAAGGCGCTCGAGGAAGCAAATGAAACACTTCAGCAACTTGGCTTTGACGCGGAGGACGCGGCGCTTGCTGAGAAGAAGGCAGCGCTAGAGCTTGAGAAAGCTCGTGAAGGTTTGCAGCGTGCTCAAGATCTTCCACCTAACTCTCGTGCTCGCAAGGAGGCTGAACTTGCATACGCTGAGGCTGAGTTAAATCTACGTAAGGCAAAGGACCGTAACAGTGATCTTGCCATAGAGCAGGAACGTCTTGCAAAAACTGGACCTGCAGGCGTAGAAGGTGTAATCAAAGCAAGTGAAAAACTTGTAGACGCAGCTGCCGCTGTTGAAGACGCAGAGATGGCTAAGAACAAAACAATCATTGAAGGAGCTCGCGCGCAGGCAGACGCTCAAAGAGAGCTTGATCGCGCTAAGCGAGATAAGAAAAAATCCGCTGCAGCAGATGATCCACTAGAAGGTCTTAACGAGTCACAGAAAGAGTTTGTTAAGTTTCTTGCGTCACTTAAGCCAAAGATTGATGCAATCAAGAAGGCGGCATCAGACTCGTTTCTTCCTAAGCTTACAACTGCTATTACACTTGTCGCCAAGGAAGCGTTCCCTGTTATTGAGACAGGCGTTGCCAAGGTTGGAGACGCGCTAGGAACCGCGTCAATTACAATTGCGCAGGCTATCACGGAGTCTGGAAACCTGAAGGATCTAGCTACATTATTTGAGAACGCAGCAACAAACATCAAGCTTCTAGGCACAATTATTGGAAACGTCTGGGGAATCTTTCTTTCATACGCTAAGGCAATTCAGCCTCTTACTGAGAAGTTTCTTAAGTATCTTGCTGACGCCACTAAGAAGTACGAAGAGTATCTTGATACACCTGATGGCGCGAAGGCTCTCGAGGATTTCTTTACTACAGCAGGTGAGGTTGCCGCTGAGATTGGTCAGGTATTTAAGGAAGCCTTTGGCGCGCTAGGCGTTATCATTAAGGCAAACGTTGGTCCAGGAACCGGCGGACAGTTCTTACTTGACTGGTTACAAGACTCGTTAAAGAGTTTTAAGGACTTTGGAAAGACCGTTGAAGGGCAACAGGAGCTTAAGGACTTTTTCCTAAACTCCTCGAAGAACGCCGCGTCTGCGCTTGGCGCCGTTGGCGCGTTCTTTAAAGAGATCCTGATTGCTGGAGCTGACCCTAACGTAGGCAAGGCGTTTGATATCTTAAAAGGTGGATCGGACGCATTTGGAAGCATTCTTAAAAAGGGAAATGAAGCTGCGCCTGCACTAGCAACACTTTTTGTAAACGTACTTAAGATCATTGATCTGCTCACCGACTCCGGACAGGCAAAGACATTCTTTGACACGTTAAACGTCGCTGCTACTATCTTAAGAAAGATTCTTGAGAATGACGTTGTCGCAGCTATAGCAAAGGTCCTTGGCCCAATTACAGGCTTCCTACTTGCATTTGGCCTTATTAAGATTATTCTTTTCGCTGTAGGTCGCTTTATCCTGTATGTTCTTATTCTTGCGTTTAACGCCCTTGCAACTATATTTACAGTTGTTAGCACCGCGGTTAAGATCTTTATAGGAGTATTCCGCGCTCTCTCAACCGCGTTGTCGGCAAACCCTATCGGTGCGATAATTCTACTCATCGTTGCTCTCGTTGCTATATTTGTTACCCTCTACAAGAAGAACGAGGCATTCCGAGAGATAGTTGACAAGGTCTTTACGTTTGTTAAGAACTTTATTGGAGACGCAATTGATGTTGTTATCGGAATCTTTGAGAAGCTGGCTGAGATCGGCGCAAAGGTTTGGGACTTTATCCTTGACGCGCTTAAGCTCGTGTGGGGTTTTGTAGAAGACTACTTTAAGGCTATATTTGGTTTTTGGAAGGCCATCGTTGAGACAATAATTGGTCTTGGTCTTATCATCTGGGACTTCCTATTCGACAAGATTAAGGCTGTGTGGGAGCTCGTGTCTGGCTGGTGGAACGACACAATCCTGCCGTTCATTACTGCAATTGTTACCAAGGTTGCAGAGTTTGGTGCAAAGATCTGGAGCTGGATCTACGACAAGATCTTAGCGGTATGGACTACTGTGAAGGGCTACTGGGATACTACAATTTATCCATTTGTGTCTGGGATTGTCGGCGCCGTAAAGACTAAGGCTGGAGCCATCTGGGACTTTATCTCTGGTGGAATTAGCACCATTTGGG